GGTTTGCCTGGTGGGATCAAATCCATTTTAGACGAAGGTGCTCACGAGGAAGTTATTCAGCAGATGCGAGGCCACCACCGCCACCGCACCCAGCACACCAGCACCCTGCCACGACAGCACTCCACCCGACGTATATGCATTCGGCACATACTTCAGCAGGAGATCACGAGGCGCCGACAGAGACAGCGCCACCGTCACCAGGAAGAACGAGACATACAGAGTGAGATTCGCCCACATCAGACGCATTATCGGCAGACTCGGCTTAAACGAGGGCGCCATCTGCGTACGCGGGTGGTGATCTGAACCCGCCATGCCAGGCATAGGTCCAGCCGACTGCGGGCCCTGGGGAGACGGAAGGAGGGCATCCAGCGGGGTGGCGTCAGAGTCCATTGTTTATGAAGAAGACGGGATTTCACAGGACGCATCTTCCACGCGGTACGTATAACACTTGCCATCCACCTTGTTCGACTTTGTCTTGACCTCATCCAGTGGAAGAGCCAGGGTGCGATAGCTGTCGTAGTTACGATGGAAGATCAGAACCGAGATGCCCAGACCAATCACAAAGGAAAAAAAGGCCGAGGCTCGATCGAGAGCTCGAGAGATATTGATCATCTCCTATTGCTTTACACCTGCGAGAAGATTGAAGGACACCGACGAGTCATCACAGGGGATCTCGATGGCGTTGGTCCGAACACAGCCCGTGTCCGTGTGAAAGACGCCGGTATCGTGAGGTTCAGGTACTGAGGGCTGTTTGCGGGCAGGCGGGATGATGACACAGGCGATGAGCATTCCTACGATAACACCTGCAGTCAACCAAACGGGGTTGATCATTACTGATTTTCCAGATAATAATAGACAGCCATCGCGATCGGCGTCGTCACCAGTCCCGAGTACGGAATGAAGATAGCCAGCGCCGTCAGCACGTAGGCCGCCATCACGTGGTTCGACAAGATCAGCACACGATAGGTGACCACGATACTGAACGCCCACAGAATCGTCATCAGAATCCCCACTACATATCCCACACCCGTGGTCAGAAAGGTGAAGGTTGACGAGGGCTTGCTGTCTTCAACGGGCTTGGGCTTTACGACAGCCCCCTTTGGTACTGCGCCCTTCGTTCCAGCGGTGAACTGCTGACCGTCAGGAATCATAACCGCCTGTTCGTTGCCGTTCTGATCAACAAAGTCAACTGTCAGACGACGACCACTGATGATATTGGCCGACGAGTTCTGCTGGGCGATCTTGGTCTGCAGTGCCGTTGCCTCTAGAGTTGCCTGTTGCTGGTTGATACAGGCTGTATCATTAGCGTTTCCCTGGCAGTTCTTGATCGCCTGGTCCTTGATATCCTTCATGTCGTCATCTGTCAGATTGGCCACGTTAGGATTCAGAGAGACGGAGGGAACCAGACCAGATCCAGCTGTAACATCCAAGTAGGATCCATCCTTCACCATTTTTTGAAGGGATTTTGTGATATCGGTAGCCGACTTCTCGTCGCCCCAGGTTGCCTGCTTGATAGTCAAGCTCATTGTTAGTTAGCAAACACGAAATTCGCAAGACCACTTGTAATGCGGAGGAAGTTGATCGACTCCACGTAAACACCGACGTTGTAGGTGTAGGCAAAGATGATGTTGTCTCCGTTTGCATTAACCACCACCGTAATCAGCTCGCCGGGTTTGAATAAATAGCACTGAGCCTGCGGGATGATAACGGGATTCGGGCTGTTGAGAGAGGACTTCACGACGTTCTCCACCCGCTGAGAGGCCACACCCATGGCTGTCGGAAGGGGTTGCTGGAGTGTGAGCCGAAGAATCGTCTTGTTAAACATGCTGGCATTCAGAGCACCGCTGGGTTGGTAGAGGTCATTGTTCAGAGCAAAGGAGTACTGGTAGACACCCGGAAGACCAGGAGCCTCACCGGTGGTGTGCTTATACATCTGAATCAGCGAGAAGTAGTTGGCCGGCTTCACTGTGAAACGTTCCTTGCCGTCGAGCAGAATCACGCCATCGATAACGGGATCCCGGGGAGAGACAGAGGTGATCTGTTGCTGACCACTTGAGTATAAGAACGTCTGAGATTGCGTCGAGTTGGTCAGCGATGAGAAGATGTCCGTATTCGTTGTCGTAAACGGAGCCGCCTTCGGATCGTCCCAGTTTGTGTAATTGTCCCAGTCGTTGATGAGAACCTTGTCTGTACGCTGGGCACTGAACACGAGCCGAGTCACCAAGTTGAAGGCCGGTAACAGAGAGTCGCTCGCGCCATATTGACCCGTATTGCTGATATACTTGATAGTCTTGACCAGGAAGGTCTGATCTGCTCCAGCAATTTGGGCCATCTCCATCTCCGTCAGATAGGCAAAGTTGCCCTCCAGATAAGGATCGGGAAAGAAGGTCGAGAGCTGGGGATTGGTCGGGTACCCATTCTTATCGGGGGGAGACAGGAAGGGACCGATTCCACCTGGGGCCGGAATACGCTTTCCATACGTCGGAGATCCCGAGTCTGTGTCGAGAATGGTGAAGAGATCAGTCAGAGGCCGATAATAGACGTTAACATAGATATCCGAGTTCTGCATGGCGACCAGGGGAAGAGCCAGACCGGGGTTCTCACAGAACCAGAAATGAAGAGGAATGGTCAGCTGACGAGACCGAATCGAGGGCTCCGGAACCTTGGTGTTCGGTCCCACGCCCGGATAGGCGGTCGGAGCAATCGCGTGGGGATACTGGTTCTGACGTCCATTGCCGTTCGCAGGATCGTAGAGCTCGGCGACATTTCCTACCATCTGATCCACGATCTTGCGTTTGTTCGTATCGTGAGTGAGATAGGAGTACATCTTCATCCACTCGCCTGTCATAGTCTGAAGAACCTGACCGTTGGCCGTGATCTCAATATGGTCGATCAGGTTGTAGCCGATGTTCTTGATCCACTGAAACTCATAGCCGATCGAGTTCGACCGCTGGTCAAATCCCGTGGGAGGTGTCACACCGCTTCCCAGGTAAGAAAGAGGAGACCATATATCAGGAAGGGTGATGATAAGATAGGTGTCCAGCAAAATCTGGGCATAGCGGTCGATACGACACGAAATCTTTCGTACTGTGTTCTGATCGAACTGAAGGTTCGAACTCGTGAACGTCATTCGGATCGACTCCATAGCAAAATTGGTATGACGACGATAGACGGCACGGAAGTGTGTCATGGACGGGTTTCCATTGACAAGTTCGTTCTGTGCGCCCACGCCGACGAGCTGGATAAGTCCTCCAGGCATTACTATTGTGATTAGACAAGATACGGTTGAATGCCGGGGTACGCAGGCGTGTACGAGAGCGTGCCTCCCGCACTCACGTTTTTAGGATTGCAGCAGAGAGAGGTGAAGACACGACCCAGCGTATCGCCGTAGTAGTTATTACGTCCCGGAGCACTCACAGTCAGGTTGTACTGATCGTCGCCGTTCGCCAGAACCGAGGTGTACATCGCATTCGTCCGGCGCTTCTGGGGAGGAGATGCAACGGCGATCGACTTGGCAATGATTCGGCGCTTGTACTTGGTGATATAGTCCTGCGTATTATTGACCTGCATTGTAGTTTACGCAGAGAAAAGTCTAATCTATCAATGAAGTTTGTTCTGGTCAGCACACATGTTGATCAGACCACGGGGTACTCCAAGGTTGTGATCAACCTGCTCAAGCAGTTGACGACTCTGGCACCGGCTGTGAAGACCTACCACTTTGGGTTTCAGCGCCATCCCAAGCGCGAGTCGATTCGCAAGGTTCCCGTTGGTGTACTTGCCTATGATGCAGCTGCCAACGAGGATCCTCGTGAGGAGGGTTTTGGATTCAACAAGATTCACGAGTACCTGGAGATGGTGAACCCTGATGTGGTCATGATCTACAATGATCCCCTGATCATTCACAAGTTCATTGAGGCGATGAAGTACAAGAAGGACGAGTCTCCCTACAAGCTCTGGCTCTATGTCGATCAGGTCTATGAGGGAATCGCTCAGCCTCTGATTGATAGCCTCAACAAGAATGCTCATCGGATTTACTGCTTCACGGACTCGTGGGCCAAGACGTATGCAAACTACGGGGCCTGTCCGGAAATCGGAATCATGGAGCACGCCGTCGACTCCACGATCTTTCGCAGGATTCCCGAGGTTGCTCGGCGGGCGGTTCGGGCTCGAATGAATGTTGAGGAGGATGCGATCATCATGATGAATGCCAATCGCAATAGCTCTCGCAAGCGCCAGGATCTGTCGATCATGGGGTTTGTGGAGTTGATCAAGAGGCATCCCTCGAAGCCGTACTACCTGCTCTTTGTGACCAGTCTCAATGTTCAGCAGGGAGCCTACTATGATCTGGCTCGCATCTACCAGACGGAGCTTCGTCGCCAGGGTATGAGTGTCGATGACTTTGGAAAGCGCATGATGATTGTGGATACGGGTGACAACAACGCGAAGGCCATGACAGATGACATCATCAATGATCTCTACTGTGGATGTAATATCGGACTCAACACCTCGGATGGCGAGGGCTTCGGTCTGTGCCAGATTGAGCATCTGTTCACGGGTGCTCCCCAGATTGTGACAGATGTTGGTGGGTATCGTTCGTTTATGGATGAGTCGGTGGCTGACTTTATTCCACCCTCAGGACGTATCTATATGGCTGGTTCGATGCCCCTGGGATTCTGGATGCCGAACTTTACGGCAGAGAGTGTGGCCGACGCGATGGAGTCTGCAATTCACAGTCTTCCGGACAAGGAGTTGAAGGCTGTAAGGTATCCCTTCAAGACCTGGGATGCTGTCTGTGCCGGATTCCTCAAGGATATCAAAGCAGAAATCGGATCGAAGTCGAGTTAACCATCTCACCCATCCGTAACAGACGCTTGTTATCATCCCAGGCCGGACCATCAAAGACTTCCTTCGTATCCGGATCGATGATCAAAGACAGACCCTTGATCAGAACCTTTTGAAGTCGGCGATGCTTGCGAGTGGTATTACGCAGGATTGTTGCGTCCGAGTCCTCCGTCTTGATGTTCGGCTTGAAGGCCAGATCCTCACCTGTGGCCGTGCTGTCAAATCGCATACAAGAGACAACGGGCTTCTCACGAGCATGGAGTTTACGATGGATCTCGCAATCAATCGCCGACTCTTTCAGAAGAAGACCTATCTTCTGACTGATTCGCTCTTTCTCGTAGGCTGTCTCATACAGATACTCGTCAGTCGACATGAAGGCCTCGACCGCCTGCCCCTCGTACCGACGGATCGAGGTGTCGTTACGACGGATCGCGACGATGTTCGGGTACTCCGCTGACTTGGACTGTTCGTCGGTGAAGACCGAGACGTAGAAGCTGATCTTCACCGTCCGTTCCTCCATCGGCAGAGTGGCGTGAGAGCAAATACGAATCGCCCGACCGATGACCTGATCGTGACGCGCGGGTGTCCAGTGGGGTTCCATGATGTGAACGTGGCGGGTGTTCGCCAAACTAATACCCTCGGCTCCCGTGCTTGTCGCCATCAGCAGGGTCAGGATCTTCTTGCCACGCTTCTCGACGCTCTCCTTCAGCGAAGCGGGGAAGTTCTTGCTGTACTTATTATTGAAGATCTGAAGAATCAGATTACGCTCATCCACGTTCTCGTCGCCCGTGTAAAAAGTGTACGAGGGCTTGTCTTCCATATCCGGGCTCTCGACCCACTGACCCGCCTGCTTCACAATCTTATATTCCTGCCAACCTGCAGCATCTAAGATTGCCGCAAAGACCCCCAGACCTTCCAGAGACCGATACTGAGAATAGACGAACTGATTCTTGTCGCCCGTCGCCTTCACATTCTGCAACATCTTCAGAAGCTTGGGGCTGAAAGACTCCAGCGCCTTCTCCGACAGAAAGCGCTCAGAATCGGACCTGAGACGCTTGAGGATCTCTTCCTTGTCGGGCACATCGGTTTCCTTGAGTACGCCGTTGTATTCCTTCGTCACAGACTTGGTTAACTCCCTCAGATCGGGAGGAATGATGTAGTTGCAGGCCAGACGAGAGGGAACACGGTATGTACCCAGATCATCATCCAGAGACGAGCGATTGCGACGAGAATCGATCTTCATTTCCGTCCACCGCACCTCAAGGTACCGCGTGAACTGCTCCTTCGACATCGGGATCTTTTCGAGTGTCTTGTCGTCCTCTACACGACGGGGGACCAGACGCTCATCAGCACCCTTGAAGTAGGAGACCAGACCCTGAATACGCCGACGAAACATCATGGGGTTCTTGATGTTCAGACCATCGAGGAACAGACCTGCAAACTCCTCGTAGTCTGTGGGCAGACAGGTGAACTCCTCGGTGGTCACACGCTCAGAGGCAATCTCAGCACCACCCACTTCCGTCTCAATCTTTGACTTGATCGAGGCTACCCAGTCACCTGCCTGAGGAATAAAGGCCATGTCTTTCATGTACTGAACGGCAATCCGATCGCCGTTTCCATTGAAGGTCGAGCGAAACTGCGGGGGATTGCGAGTCACCATGACGTACTTCTTCAGAGCGTTAAACTCGATCGTGTCTGTCTCGGGAAGCTGACGGAAGGCCTTGGAAATGCGCTCCTCGTCCCAGGCGGCGATGGACTTGAAGGGAATCGTGATACGCTCAATCGGACCCCGAAGCAGGTTCATGAGATACGCAATCTCATTCGGACGATTGATGACTGGCGTTCCCGAGAGAGCCACAACCTTGC